GCCGACGAGATGACGACATCTACCAACTTGCAACCGCTACTCACTATTGATTGCCCTAATGACGAGATAAAAAGTATTTTAGATTCTTTGTATCACAATATATTAAATTTGGAATTTAATTTATTTGGTTGGTGTCGCACAATGTGCAAGTATGGGGACTTTTTCTTATATTTGGATATGGATGAAACCATTGGTATCCAAAGTGTTATTGGTTTGCCGACCCAAGAAGTAGAAAGGCTAGAAGGGGAAGACAAAACTAATCCAAATTACGTCCAGTTTCAGTGGAATTCCGCAGGAATGACTTTTGAGAATTGGCAAATGGCACATTTCAGAATATTGGGAAATGATAAGCACGCTCCATATGGGACTTCTGCACTAGAACCCGCACGAAGAATCTGGCGTCAATTAACCCTCTTGGAAGACGCAATGATGGCCTATCGCATTGTTAGATCGCCCGAACGAAGAGTTTTTTATATCGATGTCGGCAGTATACCGCCACAGGACGTAGAGCAATATATGCAAAAGGTCATGACTCAGATGAAGAGGAACCAAGTCGTCGATCCAAACACCGGTCGTGTCGACCTCCGCTATAATCCGATGTCTGTAGACGAAGATTATTTCATTCCAGTGCGAGGGGATGCTTCTTCTCGGGTTGAGAGTTTGCCTGGTGGGACATATACGGGAGACATTGATGATGTTAAGTACTTAAGAGACAAGTTATTTTCAGCATTGAAGATCCCGCCATCTTATCTTTCACAAACCGAAGGGTCCGAAGAAGATAAAACAACTTTGGCTCAAAAAGATATTAGATTCGCGAGAACCGTCAACAGGCTGCAGAGGTCTGTTATAACTGAGCTTGAAAAAATTGGAATAGTGCACCTTTATATACTGGGATATCGCGGAGAAGATTTAACATCGTTTTCTTTGAAGCTAGCAAATCCATCAAAGATAGCAGAATTGCAAGAGCTAGAGCACTGGAAGGTTAAGTTCGAAACTGCTTCTGGAGCAACTGAAGGATTCTTTAGCAAGAGGTGGATAGCCACGAAGGTGTTCAATCTTTCTGAAGAAGAATTCATCAGGAATCAACGTGAAATGTTTTATGATCGTAAATTTGAGGCTGCGCTAGAAACAGCTGGAGAAATGGAACAGGCAGAAATAATGCCGTCAACCGGAATGGATGATATAGAGGGTTCCGAATTCGAACCTGGCGGTGAGGGATCACCCGGGTTGGAGCCAGAACTTGGAGGTGAAGAAGGCGGCGAAGAGCCCCCAGAAGATGACTCCATGTTGTTAGCGGCTCCTGGTAAAAGAGACGACGACATCTGGACAGACAAGAGAGGTAGAACGAAGTCGGATCGTAGAAAAGAGTATGCTAAGACCGCGTCTAAGGTCGATAAGAGACCCTCTGGCGCACGTAAACGCTCTTACAAGGGTCAGTACGCAGGAGAGGTGGCTTCGTCGACTAGAAGGAACACCTTGAAGGGTTTTGATAGTTTAGCAGGGTTGACTTCATTATCTAGGGGCATTTACGAAGAACAGGAATCTACTTATGATAGGGAAGAAATTTTAATCACAGAAATTAATTCTGATGTGAGGAAACTGATTCAAGATCTTGAAAAGAGGGGAAAGAATGAGACTAAAACACAATAAGAAAAGAAACACCGCATTTGTTTACGAGGCACTTGTTCGAGAGTTGACAAAAAGTGCTATCAAGAACGATAAAAATAAAATGAAGATAATAAAGGGGATAATTAAAGAGCACTTTGCGAAAGATTCTTCTTTGAAGCAAGAGCTTAAGGTTTTTAAGCCACTTTATGAAACTCATGGACTGGAAAGAGACTTAGCAGAGAAGATGATCATTGAAGCGAAAATTGCGTATTCCAAGATAAGCAAAAAAGAAGTGTTCAGAGAGCAGAGTTCTCTCATCAGGGTGATAAACAAGACTTTGGGTACTTCTGTTTTCGCTAATTTTGTTCCAAATTACAAGAACCTGGCCAGTATTTATTCGATGTTTAATGACTCTATCGGAATCAAGGACAAGGTTCTCTTGGAAGGGAAGGTTGTTGAGGCATTGACAAAAGAGCCCGAGAAAAAAGAAACAAAGGATCCCATAGATAACCTAGTTTATAAGTCTTTCGTGAAAAGATTTAATGAAAGGTACCAAAACAAGCTCAATGAGAGTCAAAAAACGTTGTTGACAAAGTACGTCACATCTTTTGTAGATGGCGGACTAGAGTTAAAAATCATCATGAATGAAGAGATAGGGACTCTTAAGGAAAAAATACGCTCCATGGAGAGCCATTCGGCAGTTTCTTCTGATAAAGAAATGGAAGCCAAAACAGGAAAGGTTTTGAGCCTTTTAGAGAGCTATAGAGACAAAGAGATCGACATAGTGATGATCGAAGAGGTGCTGAAAATACAAAGTTTAGTAGAAGAGTTAGAAAGAGATGACGGTTAAAATAAAAATAGTCCCTACTGAAGGAGTATCGGAAACAGCCCCTTCAGGCAACATAAAAATACAAATAATTGCAGAAGAACCCGACGCTGTATCTGTAGAGTTAATTGCTCGCCGAGCATTGAACGGGGATATCATGATATTCGATCATGATTTGGTAGATATAGTGATATCTCCAGCAAAAAGCAAAATAACAACATTCCCAAAGAAGCTAATGGAAAGGGAAGTTTATCCTGTTCAGGATAGGTTTTATAGATTCTTGAGAACAAAGGGTGTAATAGACCCTTCGAGTGTCCAATCGGGTAACGTGTTCTCTTCAATGGAAGCTAAAATTTATGATTCTATTTTAGAGGGTATAGACTCGGTCCAAAGTGCTATTTTCGCGACTAGTCTGTTTCTAAGAGAGGAAGAACCCGATATTAAGGCTCGCAAGCATCTAAACTACGATATGATGACTCATATGCTCGACCCTGACGAAGAAGACAGCACAGAGCTGGGAGAAGTACCCCATTCAGATAGTAAGGGATCTCTGGATCATCGTGTTAGACCGTATGGTTACCAATACATGTATTCAATTCTTAGAGAAAGCGAGGATAAGTGAATCTACTATATTTTGTGCTTTGTTCTTACGGGTTAACACAAATTCTGGTATATGCAAAAATACTGGACAAGCTCCGCCCCACTAGGGGATTTATGAAGGAACTCATATCTTGCCCTATGTGTGTGGGTTTCTGGGTGGGCGTTCTTTTATGGGCTCTAAACGGTTACACAACACTATTTACTTTTGATAATTATCTTGTTACTGGTATGCTCCTGGGCTGTCTCAGTTCTGGAACAAGTTACGTTTTGAATATGTTATTTGGCGACGATGGAGTTAGGTTAGATCATAAGGGAATCAAGATTCAAACGCGCTCATTAAATCGCAATAACGGCGTGCGCACTAGGAGGTAGACTGTGAAACCGTTTGTCACTATAAGGTGGTATATCCGCCCAGTAGCTAATTGTTGCAAGGGATCCTGGTCGAAGCGGGTGGCCCCCGCACAAGGAGAGACATGAAACTATTGAGAGAATATTATGAACTTTGTGAAGGTGGCATATGCCAAGACCTTCTTACGGAAGATGAAAAACGTCGAGTCGCCGAAGGAGCTATAATCCTATCAGGTGTTATGCAAATGGCCGAAACCAAGAATCATAACGATAGAGTTTATTCCCAGTCCATCTTAGAGAGAGAAGTGAATAATTATCGCAAGATGGTAGATGAGAGAAGAGCATTGGGCGAATTAGATCATCCTGATACTTCAGTTGTGAATTTGATAAATGTTTCGCACCTGGTGACAAATATATATATGGATGGTAACAAGTGTATGGGAAAGATAGAAGTCCTCGACACTCCTTCTGGCAACATTCTTCGAAATCTTGTTCAAAATCGCATCCCTCTTGGTATTTCTTCTAGAGGAATGGGCTCGACAAGGCAGGAGAATGGGTTAACGATAGTGGAAGACGATTTTCAATTGATTTGTTTTGATATGGTTTCTGATCCTTCGACACCTGGTGCCTTTATGGTGACAGAAGCCAAAGAAAGATCAAATATTTTTACAAAAGCTGATAAGATTAACAGATTGCTGAACAGCATCATTAAAGAGTAAATTATGAAGAAGAGCGAATTAAGAGAAATACTCAAACCGTTGATTAAACAATGCATAAAGGAAGTCATCTTCGAAGAGGGGGTGCTGTCTGGTATAATCACGGAAGTTGTAGGTGGGCTTACAACGCCTCAAGCTCAACCAATTGTTGAGTCGAGAACAAGTGACGGGATGTTAGAAGAGAGAAAAAGCAAAAAGATAAAAGAAACAAAGAAGAAATTATTTGCAGCGATATCAAAGGACGCTTATAACGGAGTAGATGTTTTCGAAAGTACAGAGCCGCTGTCCAAAGGTGGGTCTGTCGGAGGTTCTCCCACCCCATCGAGTCCGCTATCTTCCTATGCCCCTGGTGACCCCGGGGTTAATATAGACGGACTTTTGTCGGTCGCCGGAAAAGCGTGGACAAAGTTATTATGAAAGTGAGGGCGTAATGTCAAAAGGACCAATTCATGTGTTAGTCGAAGCGAATACTAGGTATGCTAGTGAAAACGAAAGATTAATTAAAAAGTTTTGTAGAAAAGTTAAGAAAAATGGGATTTTGGATTTAGTTAGGAAAAGAAGATTTTTTGAAAAGCCTTCAGTTAAGAGAAAGAGAAAACGTGAGAGAAAGTTAAAAGTTTCTCGCGAAATAACAAACAAGCATAATGCTAAGTTTAATAATTAAGGAGTTAAAAGATGGCACAAAGTACAAGTTCGGGATTTCATACCCATGCAAGTTGGGGTAGAACCCGCAGACCAAAGAATGTAAACGGCGCAAGCAGTACTACACATATTACTAGCACTACCGCATATTTTACAGAAAATCAAAGATTCTTACATCTTGTTTGTGATGGTACCGCTAACATTACCAAGGTAGAGGTTTATTATCACGGCACAGGTGTGTGGTCCGAGTTGGTTGAAGCGGTAGACGCCGACGGCGGGCCGGGCTCTGGCACCCAGTCCATTATCGTCGCTGCAGCCATGACTAGAATAATTGAGATTGCAGGTGTTGATAAAATCAGGGTAACTGTTGCCAATGATGGTTCTGAAGGGAACAGGGCTTACGCCTTGCTTTCAACTTTTTAAGGAGACTATCATGGCAAGGTCTAATATTAAAAAATCATCAGATTACATAATCAAAACTTTTGACGTAAAACGTCAATACACCCCGATAGCCACAAAACAGGGAGCAGACACAAAAGAAAATCTGCAGCCACCCCCATTTATACTGGGTTTCAGGGGCGTTCCAACAATCCGCATCCGCACTAAAGCAGAGTAATATAATTTCCTGTCATTTAACAAATTTAAATACTAATTACTTTTGAGAAATATTTCTACTTTTTAAGGGGTAAATGTATGTCATCCATGTTAGAACAAGCGATAGTTGATGCGAAAGCACTCAAAGAATCAGCAATCAAAAATGCAGAAGCAATAGTTGTTGAAAGATACTCAGATCAAATAAAGGAAGCGGTTTCTGCTTTGCTAGAGCAGGAAGAAGATCCCTTCGCAGAAGAAGACGAATTTGCGGAGGATTCTCCTGTTGAACCAGATATGGAGGCAGCGACAGATCCTTCTTTGGCTCAGGTCCCGCCTGCACTCGAAGAAGACCTTCCTGATTCTGCCGGACCGGTAAGCGACACCGACATCGTTCAATTGGATTTGGATGGTCTCCGACAACAGATAGACAATTTGGAATCTGAAACTGGACAGGACGCATCGGATGTTCTCGCACCTGATCAGGTTTCTCACGAAACGGTGGCTCAAAACCTTGAACCTGCTGTAGCAGCTGCTCCCGAAGCAGTTTCTCCTTTGACTGAAGAGTCGGAAGAGATAGACGAGGAAATGGATATTGAGATTGATGAATCCTTGTTGGAAGATATATTAGAAAGAATCAAAGTCGACATCGATCCCAAGATGAGCGGCTCCGCCGGTACACCGCAGAGTCAGATGGAAGAGTATGCTGATATGGCTCTCGCCCAAGAAAGTGATGATGAAGTCAAAGAAGAAAACGAAGCCTTAAGGTCGAGACTCAAAGAATTAGAAGAATCCCTTAAGAAAAACACAGATCAAAAAGAAAAACTTGCTGAAGAAAATAGCAAGTTTATGGAAGCAGTAATGATTTTAAAAGAGAAGGTTGATATGGTAAATGTTTCAAATGCGAAACTCTTGTATATCAACAAGGCACTTGAAAATTCCTCCCTGAATGAGCGACAAAAAAGAAAGATTGTCGAAGCGATTTCTAAGGCCGAATCGACTAAGGAAGCGAAGGTTATTTATGAAACACTTCAAAGCACCGTGGGAAGTACAGAAAAACGTTCTGTGCCGAAATCACTTAGCGAAGCAGTTAATAGAAATTCTTCATTGCTTATTCACTCGCAACGAAATAGGGAAAAAGATTCTACAGACCCCTTTTCAGCGCGACTTCAGCGTTTGGCTGGAATTAAAAAAACATAGGAGGTTACTATAAATGTCTGTTTTACAAAAATTAACTGAAGGCATTATTCAACGCGATGTCTCTAGAGAGGGCGCAGCTATTCTCAACAAGTGGGAAAAGACTGGTCTTTTAGAGGGTCTCGGTAATGATGGTGCTAAAAATAATATGGCGGTTCTTCTTGAGAACCAAGCCAAGGAGCTTCTACGTGAGGCTTCTTCAATGGCAGCTGGCGATGTCGAAGGCTTCGCAGCAGTTGCTTTTCCAATCGTTCGTCGAGTATTCGGTGGATTGATTGCTAATGATCTAGTCTCGGTACAGCCGATGAGCCTACCAAGTGGTCTCATCTTCTTCCTTGACTTTACGCATACTCACGAGAAGGCTGGTGTCTCCCCCGGTGAGTCGGTTTATGGCGGCAACGTCATCGGTCGTCAAATCACTGGTGGTGTGAATCTTGCTCCGTCAGACCGCACCGGTCCTGGTGGGTTCTATGATCTCGGAACGGGATACACTTCGCCTACTGGGTCCGGTACTTGGACTGCTGGTCAACTGGGTGAAAATTCTAGCTTTGGACGAAATAGCGCAGTTACAATTTCCGCCTTATCGGAGAATCAAAAGAAAGCTATTCGTTTTGACCCGGATATCCTTGCAGCCACTTCGACCGAAAAGGTCGCTGTCGTGATGGTTTCTGCTTCTGCACTACCTGCTGATCTTAACAGAAACGCCCTTACGGCTCTTACCGTTGTTTCGGGCGCAGAAGGTGCTAGTGGTACTTTGGTGCGAAGACTGACTGCTCTGGACTCTTCTGGCAATCTTAAGCTGGTTTTCCACGGCGCAGCCGATGAGCAACTCCCGGAAGGTCTTGATACCATTGCTATTACGTATCCACGTACAGATAAGTTTGAAGGCGGCGGCGCAGGCGCAGGCGCAGCTGACGCTCTTGGTTCGATTGTTGGCAACGACACATGGGGGCTTGAAGAGCCGGATGACGCTACTGGCGAGGTCGGATCGAGCACCAATAAGCAACGTATACCTGAAATCGACATCAAGGTCGACAGTATCGCTGTGACGGCTATCACAAAGAAGCTCAAGGCTAAGTGGTCACCGGAATTGGGACAAGATCTCAATGCCTATCACAACCTTGATGCAGAAGTTGAGTTGACTGGTATTCTTTCGGAGCAGATTGCTCTAGAAATCGATCAGGAAATTCTCGGTGATCTTATCGTAGGTGCAAAAGCTGGTACTCGCTACTGGAGTCGTGCTCCTGGTTTGTTTGTTGACAGTAATGGTAATGAGCTTGGGGCAACATCTGCTGCTCCTGACTTCACTGGTACTGTCAGTGAATGGTATGAGACTCTCATCGAGACTATCAATGATGTTAGTGCTCAGATTCACCGCAAGACGCTTCGCGGTGGCGCAAACTTCGTTGTTTGCTCGCCAGAAGTGGCCAACATTCTTGAATTCACCAGTGGTTTCCGCGCAAGCGTAACTGCTGATCAAGACAAGGGTGATATCGGTGCTGTAAAGGTCGGCGCACTTTCTAAGAAGTTTGAGGTCTTTGTTGATCCTTATTTCCCAAGAAACGTGATCCTAGTTGGACGTAAGGGTAGTTCATTCCTTGAGAGTGGCTATGTATACGCCCCATATGTACCTCTACAGGTCACACCGACCATTTTCGGTACGGAAGATTTCGTGCCACGTAAGGGTGTTATGACCCGTTACGCGAAGAAGATGGTCCGACCAGATATGTATGGTCTTGTTGTCGTTCGCGGTCTCCTAGGTGAGGCAGGTGCTAGCTAATAGCATCCGGTAGCTAAAAGAATCGCCCCCCATTGATTTGGGGGGCTTTTTCTAAACTGTTAAACTATTTACTACAAGTGATAAGGCGAAATGCTTTTATATATTAAAAGGAGATTTTAAAGAATGAGTAAATTAGGAAGATATAGCGCAGATAGAAAGAAAGTAGAAGCTCTAACTGCAGCAAAAACAGTTCTTGCCTCTGATTGCGGCACACTGTTTACACTGGGAACAGCAGGCGGGTTTACCGTTAGTTTACCAAATGCATCTACCGCTGGGAAAGGATGGTGGTGTAAATTTATTGTCAAGGTAGCACCCACCACTGCGTATATAGTTAATGTTACTGCCGCCGACGGGGATAACCTGTATGGTAGTGTTCAAGGTTCCGAAGGTGGAGCCGGTGATTTGACTAACGGAACTGGCACGGATGTAGTCACCTTTGTTGCTAACAAGGCTCAAATCGGTGATCAGGTCGAGCTTGTTACGGATGGCACCAATTGGTATGCTCAATGTCAGTGCGAGCAGGACGACGCCGTTACTTACAGTTAAAAATAATTTTTTAACTTTCGCCTTATCATAGAACCAACCCCGAGTCTTATGGCTTGGGGTTTTCTATTGTCTAGACTATTTATTATACAAGCCTAAACAAAGGAGTTCACAATGGGCAAAACAAGAAAACGATTAACAATGACGAAGTATGCTAAAAAGTATGCTACAAAACGAGCAGCATTATTCGGAGCGAAGAACACACCGGAACCAACAGTGTCCGTACCCGATACGCCGCCTGCTCAGAGAGAGGAACCGAAACCTGAACCAACAATCGAACCTGAAGAAGCAGTATTCCAAATATCGGAACCTATACAGAAGGTAGAAGAACAATCTGTTGAATGTGTTTTACCAGAAGAAAAAGCACCAGAGCCCGTGGTTAATGCTCTTAAGGAAACAACTAATAAAAATAGAAAACGCAGAAACAAATCTAACACAACTAATAAAACTACTGCTGAAACTAAGACAAAGACCACAAGAAGACGGAGAACAAAGGCTTCTTCATAACATAGCGGATTTTCTTTGTTTGTCTAACTAATTAAAAGAGAAACTCCGGAGGATCCCTAAATGCCAACGACACTAACCCCAGCTAGCACAATGAGCAAGTCTGTACTACCATCTACTGGTTCTGTTAATGATGTCGATGCAGTGGTACCGTATAGGGTATATTCCAAGACCACATCAGATTTCTATGATTTTAACTTCTTGTCTGGAGCAGCAGATCAGGTTACTTATGTATATAGAAAATTAGGTGGTGACGTACTAGATATTGAACTAACGACAGCGAATGTATATGCTGCGTATGAAGAGGCAGTTTTAGAATATTCATACATACTAAATATTCATCAAGCGAATAACTCGCTTTCTTCATTTTTGGGTCATTCAACGGGAGCATTCGACCATCTAGGCAACCTTAAATCAACAGGAGACACCAGTCTGTCATCTTCGTTAGGCGGCACTCAAGTAGCATTAAAATACCCGCGTTTTGACTTTGGATATGCTAGAAGGGCTTCTGAAGCCGCAGGCGCAGAAGCAGGCGTTGGACGTGGTCAAGCAGAATATTCAGCGTCTTTCGATGTTACAATTGGTCAGCAAGATTATGATTTACAGACGATAATCTCATCATCAGCTATCGCTTCCGGCAGTCTTCCATATTTCAATAAAGTTGGAAACAAGAAGATTCTTGTGAAGAAGGTTTTTTATAAAACACCTGCAGCAATGTGGAGATTCTTTGGATATTATGGAGGGTTAAACGTTGTAGGAAACCTCCACAGTTATGGACAATTTTCAGATACTTCAACATTTGAGTTAATTCCCGCTTGGCACAACAAAGCTCAGGCGATGGCGTTTGAAGACTCCATTTATACAAGGATGTCCCACTTCTCGTATGAATTAAAGGATAATAAGTTGAGAATTTTTCCAATACCATACCACCGTGGACCTTCTAAAATGTGGGTCCAGTTTTCAATTCCTTCGGATCCGTTTTCTGAGGAAGCTTCAGGAACTGACACTGGGATAGATGGTATTAACAACATGAATACTCTACCGTTTGCAAACTTGCCATATAAGAGTATAAATAGTATAGGCAAACAGTGGATTAGGAGGTTCGCTCTATCTTTGTGCAAAGAGATACTCGGCCAGATTAGGAGTAAGTTTCAAACCATTCCTATTCCAGGCGAGTCGGTTACGTTAAACGGTTCAGATTTGTTAACTCAGGCGAGAGAAGAACAAGATAAGTTAAGGGAGGAGTTAAAGACGACACTGGCTGAAATGACATATTCTAAGTTAGCTCAAATTGATTCAGAAACAATGGACGCCAGCATCAATATACAAAAGAAGATACCGTTGTCGGTATTTGTGGGGTAATAATTCATGGCAGACAATAAATGGAAGCAGCCCCAGGATGCTCCTCCACCACTCTTTCTGGGAAAAAAAGAAAGAGACCTGGTAAAACAAATAAATGATGAATTGGTCGAAAAGGTCATTGGCCAGCAAATTTTGTATTATCCAATTAGCATCGAGGACACCGACTTTCATCCCGTTTATGGAGAAGCAATTCATAAAAATTTTTTAAACCCAATAA